AAAGTAGGCATTGCTCCCTGAGCATTCTTGTCTAAGAATCCCCCGTCGGCTTTTGCGTATTCACCCTTCCACATCCAATCATGAGAGCCATCAAAGAATCGCATAGCTTCGTCAGCGTACTGACCAAACTTCTCCTTCTTTACCTTCTTGGCATCCTTGATTTTCTGCATCCATTGTTTGCAGATGGATGACATCGGGTGAGATGCATTATCCGTCGTATCTAGCATTACCTATTTTCCTTTTAACTTAGAACCGCGACTTTTTCTTCTAGCCATTGTCGCTTAGGATTGCCTTTGAACTCAATACCTAGTTCTAACGCCTGTTCACGTAGACTCTTATAGCTGACTTCTTGAGGTTCAGCAGGTTTTTTTTCTGCCTTCTCTTCAGTCGGCCCACTAAGACCCATAACCTCTTCAATTCGGTTAAGCCTCTTAGCCAAAGCCTTTGCTGACATCAGTGCATCTTTGTGGTATTCTGTGAAATCCCACGCACCGTTTTCTCTATGGTCAGAGTTAATCTTTAGTTTAGGGTCATCTATGTGTCTTACTGACTCATAGTAACCACCGCCTGCGGCACGAAGCACTAAGTTTCGACCTGACCGTGACATACGCACGACAAAGCCTATCCGTGGCTCCGTACCCTCTACCATTCCAGTTGCATAGAAGGTTACCGGTGTTCCGATAACTACTTCTGGCATCTCGAATGTTTCTGTATTGGATACAGTCATTTTCAATCTCCCGAAGGACCAAGGTTAATGTAAGAGTGGAACTGACCACTCTCTACTCTTTTGTTAATGCTCCTTTGTTCTGACCGAGCATTTCTGTCTTTTATTATTCTACCAGCAATAGATAATCTTTTAATCCCGTTTTCCGGTTTTACGTAAGGTAATCCATGAGCTGCTGCATACTCACAGGTTTCAATTGCATGGCAATTACCCCTACGATTTCCGTCATCCGTAACAAACCCGTTGATGATTTTCTTTTTAAACCTAAAGAATTCTCTGATAAGGTTGGGACACCTTTGCAGAGTTATCATCATCTTCGTTGATCCATCCTGCCTCACGCTAAGCCAGTCTCGAAGTTTCATCTCTCTTCCGGCAATGTCATCACTACCAGAACGAAAGTTAGACCCAGTTTCTATGCTTCGCACTGCATGTTTTTCTAATTGTAAACTGTACTGTCGCCTAGGTAGAACACCACTTCCTATTTCTCTAATTCTACCACCATGAGCATCAATTATAAATGATTGGAATGTGTCGCCGCCAATCTTATGTGCCACAGCTTCACCAAACTTTTCTGCGGTACACTGTTGTAAATATAGCTCATCATATGCAATAACGTGATCGCCTAGTTCTGGCGGAGTTACTGCCCAAAACGTGACAGCACAAACACTATGACCTGGGTCAACAACCATGTATCTTGCCCAGTCTGGAGGAGGCTTTCCATCACTTTCTGTGAGAACCTTCTGGGCTGCGTTGCGTGGTTCATCAAACCTGATAGAACCATGCAAATCCTTAGTAAACGTAGGATACATAAGCACACTATCCGTGACCATCTCGCCTAATGCACGCTTACGGTATTCGTCATCTCCCTTGGCTTTCCATCTCTTTATGTTCTCTTGCTTAACCTGCTCTGGCATAAAAGGGTTATCAAATATCGTAGCCCTTATTACCATAGTCGAAGGATTAGCCATGCTCTTCTCGTCTTCGGCACGCTCGGTTAGATTGATAAGTGCGTCGTTCTTTGCGTGTGGGAGGGCAGACCATCGTAGCTTTCCATCTCGCATGGAGAGCCTAGCTATCATTTCGTCGTACCATTCTGGCTTTTCGAGGTCTTCATCAATATGAACTAGGTCTGCTTGAAAACCCTGTGCAGGGTCACCCTTAGAACCCATCGCATAGATCGTCCAGCCATTAGTAAGTTCACATATCTCAAACACATGCTGAGCACGCTTCTTCCACGCAAACTTCTTAATAAACCGCTCTGGAATCAAAGGGGGTGCTGGCTGAGCATATTCCTTTCTAGCCCAGTCGCTTTCATTCCACGGCTTCCAAGAACGCCAAAGCCCTGTTTCCTCATCTTTGATTATCTTAAAGGCACCTTTACGGAACAGATACTTATGTATTGTTCGTCCAATGTGACCTTCATCCATACCTAAACAGACAAGCACCCCGTTTTCCTTGGGATACTTATTATATGGGTCCTGACCGGTTACTGCTCTGGCATCTTCTGCAAATGCAACTAGAGATTTACCTACTTGGTTTCCGGCTTGTATAAGAACTTCTTTTGCATTTGACTGATGGAACCTCTCTTGAAATGGCAGCGGTTCATATAGACGAAGAGCCTCCGAGCGACGCTTAGACCTTTCGGCAACCATCTCCCGCATCTCTTTGATTTCATGGTCAGTTGCCTGTTCGTTATATACGGATGGCACTGACTTTGGCTCATTCGGAAGTTCCGTCATCTTCCTCCCTAGGGTCTATTAGTAATATTGTTCTAGCTGTTCGTGCAATTTCTAGGTCTAGTTCCTCGTCTGTAATTTCTTCTAGGCTCTTCTTAGCTGCGCCAGACTTGGATACCTCAATGTTCAACTTGAGCATATCTCCTAGTATACGTGTTCGTCCTGCACTACCAGGTGTAGTGGACAAATAGTTAGCCATATAGTGCTGAGCAAAACCCATAGAGCCACCGAATACTTCTAGTAAACGCTGGTAAGTTTCTGCCATGTGTGGAATTTTACTTCCACCCTGTAACAGATTGCTTATTAGGTTAGCACCTTCTTCATCAAGTTTCTTGATGCGGTTATCTATAACCTTGTTTTCTTTTTCTCTGCCTGCTTTGTTTCTGCAATCTTTGCAGGTAGATTTGAAACCATCTGGCTTAGTAGCGTCACGATGGTAATTTTCTGGTGTTAAGGGCATCTCCCTAAAACACTGGTCGCATTCTCTGATCTGTTCTTCAGGCACGAATCCATCCTTTCTGAAAAAAAGTTCCCCTAGGCCCGAAGACCTAGAGGAACACCCAAGACCCTTATACGACTCAGAAAACTGAGAAGTACTCGGTTGGCTGCTAGGTGAGTAAACTAAATGTTTACTGCAACCTGAATTAACCCCGTGGTCGAGCTTGTCGTGCCTTCGGCAACCAAAGCGCGTCCAAGAACATTAATAGCAGCAGTCATGCCAATAGTGGCTGAACCAGCGACAGCTTCAATAACAGCACCAGTGGTTGCACTTGTTATTAACAAGTCACCGACAGCAATGCTTTCGCCATCTTTGTACAGCACTTCAGCTGGACCACCAACTATTAGCCAGAACAAATCGTCGTCGGCAACAGTGGTAGTCAGCTCATTATCACCGACACCGCCGAATTGGTTAACAGCACTGCATTGAGCATCAACGGTACCAAGTACCTTTCTCGTACCAACCGAGAGGTCAAATTTCAATGCTTTCTTTGCTACCGTAAGTGCGCCACCGCTAGTATTGCGGACACACACTGCACGGATTGCAGCACCACTTCGACGAGTNCGTCCAGCNCGTGGACCGACAGAGCGGTCTACATCTGGAAACGAANAGATTGCACCTTCCCAATGGGTATTGATAAGGTTACTGTCATCGTCTGTCCCTTTTAGGGTTTCCCCTAAGTCAAAAGGAGGATCTACATGAATCATCTTTTAATTCCTTTCTTAAAAAGAGACTATGCTAATGCTGCTAGTTTGAAGAAGTTCCGTGGGGAACTGAACTTCAAGTTAGACAGCGTTGATACAACAGCATTAAACGATTGAGAGTGAATATCATACTCAGGACCTTCACTACGTAGTAGCGAACTGTCCATCGACTTCAATTCCATGCAATCATAATTAACACCATAACCAACACCAGCAGGTACAGCAGCTTCCCATGAAACTTCAATACCGTCAAAGTTGAGGACATTTTTGAAACCAAGTGCCCGTAAGCTGTGCTCACTGGAAATTTGGATTCGTTCCTTGTCATCAATCAGGTTTAGAAGGTCCATGTATAACGAACGATCTAAGAAGATGTTCGTTATCTGTCCGTCTTTGCTAGTGTTACGTTGGGCATGAATAATAGCATAACGCATTGCTTCGTCGCCCTGTTTAGCAAACGTATCCGACGTACCACCAAAGGCGGAAGACGTATAGTTTACAACTAGAGGACTCCAGAAATCAAATTCTGGGTCAGCAATACCGTTTGGCCAATATAGCCCACTTTCATTTTCTCCGCCGTAGTTACCAAGAGCAGTACTAAGACCAGCATAGGTATCATTAGGATAACCTACTTGGTCAGCTGCATTGGCTGTACGTTGAGCACCAGAGGCGATGTTCAAAGTACCATTAACAGAGAACAAGGATTCGATACCATGCCAAGACGATTCGTTGCCAGAGGCAGAACCATCAACATAGTACTCGCTTCCAAGTACTTGAGTAATAGACGTTTCTAGACGTTCGACAAAGTTTTCAAATACTTTGACTACGCCTTCCGGTCCCTTGTTACTACGGAATTCACGATAGTACATAGAATCTGTAGCTTGGTAGCCACGATATTCCATGTTCGCTGTCTTCCACAAATTGCGGCGAGTAAAGTTTCGCTGCGTTTCTCCGGTGTTACCTTCTACGTTATGTAGTCGATACTGTACAGGCCAGTCGAAGCCCTCACCAGAGTTATTGTAATTCACACGACCAGCGGCTTCTAGGAGCGCACCCATCTGATAGTTTCGGAGCATTACCTCTTCAACTTCACGGATGTGCTTCGCCAGAGTTGTTGCAGCTGTTCGGGAGAATGCGACTGGGTTAAAGCCTTTATATGCCACTTTAAAACCCTTTCAAAAAAAACCCTAAAACAAACCGTCCGTCAACGCTTGTTGACGTAACTTATCACCCGCACTTGCGTGTGGGTTCTGACTATAAGGGCTTGGGTTTGACCCAGATGGAACACTTCCTCCAGCAGATGGTATATGAGTCGCTTGTCGAAGAGTGTCCCCGACTGGCGGCTGTTGCACCTGTTGTTGTACATGCCCTACCTGCTGCTGCTGAACTTGGGGTTCGGCAGTAGAAATATCCCCTGAGTACATCCGTGTAGCTAGGTCCCATAACTTGGCTGGGTCGTCAATTCCCATGCCACGAAAATAGTTAATATACTTTGTAACAGCTTCGCCTTGTGGTGATAATACCAATTGTCCGAAATTGTCACGAAGTGGTTGATTGTCCATCGGATTGGCTTGATATAACCAGTCCGCATTTCGGGACGTAATGTCCTGAATTGTTTGCTCTTTGTATTGACCATACTGTTGCTGATACTGCTGCTGTTGCGTCTGGGCAGTTTGCTGATTGTTATAGGCAATCAACGCACTGTATCGATCTGCAAAGAGCTTATCAAATTCCTGCTCAATTATATTGGGCAAGACCTTCTGTGGGTTTCTAATAATATCATTAGCCCACTGTTCCAAATAACCGACATGGGTTTCTGCGCCACTAATAACTTCAGCGGGAGTACCCTCTTTCCAGTCAGTATATATCTCACCCGTTTCTGGGTGGACTCTGTTTTCTCTGTACTGCTCTAGTTCCTCTAAGGTAGTACCTGGAGGATTCCACCAATGAGCAACTCCAGTAATATCTTGCACTGGACCAGTTGGTTCTTCTGGCTGAGCTTGCTGCTGAAGAGCCTGTTGTTGAGCATTGTATTGTTGTTGCTGGTACTGCTGCTGACGGTACTGTTGCTCTTGCTGCTTTTGTTGCTGGTACTGTTGATACTGCTGTTGCTGTTGTTGATTATATTCTGACCATTGATTATTAGCATCTTGCAACTGCTGGTAATGTTCAAGCAGTCTGTAGCGAGCATCTGCGTCATCAGCTACGTCTGTGAATCCTAATTCGGAAACCTGCTGGGAAAGAGATTGTCCCGCTGAATCAGAGTATGTTTCCTGAGCTTCCTCTACCGGTACTTGGGAGAACCCGTCATCTACTACGGAATCTTCTATTGCTTCTACTGGTTCGTTTTCTGACACTTCCATGTCGTCGCTAATATCGGTTGCCATTTCTGGTTCCTTAATGTCTGGGGTTAGTTACAATCCATGTGTGCGAAATCCATTTCCGCCTACCCTATTTGTTCTTTGGCTTTCTCCACCAAAATAACATATGTGCTAGGAACTTGGGTAGTCCTACTGGCTCAAATCCTAGGTTTTTCAAAGTATCTGCCACTAGAACATGGGCTTCCGCATCACGACTTCGGATCATGGTACGGCGGCGGGTATGGGGTATAATAAAACGCTTTTTCATTTCGCTCTCCTTATGTTGTTAATCCTACACAAAACATGCTAGAAAAGGAAACAGTAGTTTTGTGATTATATAAAAAAAGAAGGGCTAGTAGAGGATACTAACCCTTCAGTTAACGACTTCCAGTGTGGTGGAAGAAGCCGTTGGAGGCACTATTAAATATACCGATAACGTAAATTGGTGTCAACTATTTTTCCATGCTTAAAACTTTTTTTCTTAATCTTTTAGCAACCTGTCCTGCATCCCTAGAGGTGCTTACACAAAATGTTGCAAACCTCTTATCCTCATGGTTTTCATTACAGTGTAGTAATTCTGTTGCTGATTCCAATGCTGCCAATGCATATCTCAGGTCAGCTAGATGTATCCTTGGATCTGCCACGTTTCCTTGCCCCCATTGCCTTTTTTACACAGTTTCTAGTTGCCTCTACATGTCTCAATGCATTTGTGAACTCTTCTGCTGAATCATGATTCAATCCTAGCAGCAACATTCTCGTATTCTTAACCATATTAATGACAATATCGTTAGCCTTAAGAATGTTTTCCATTATCTTCTTTGTTCCTTCATCATCCATCTAGATGCCTCATACATTCTTCAATGTAGTCTATCATCTTCTCATACTCTTTACGAGGATGCTCAGATTCTTTTTTTCCAACTCGACACATGTATTTTATTACATTGCCTTGCCAGAAATCTAGTTTCCAGTCTTTGATGACATCCCATGGCTGGAGCTTGCCTTGGGCATAATGAGGGGGCGGGGTATTTCGGTCTTCGGGCATAACGGCTTGGTTGTTAT